GAAATGAATGAAGGTGATTGGTATGGTGAGCATGACGATGATGGAGTTGGTAATGCTACAGGAGATTATAAATTTACTATATCTATATGTTTAAACGATGACTATAAAGGAGGAGACTTTGGTTTTTTTAATAATAAAAAAAAGTACAAATTAAAAACAGGTGATGTTCTCATGTTTCCTTCTAACTTTATGTTTCCTCATTGCGTAAATAAAATTACAAAAGGGACACGTTATCAACTTTTATTATGGATAAAATAATTTTTTATTGTGTTCAGACTGGTAAAAGAGGATTGTTACCTTGCATTAAAAAACAAAAAATAAATGAGTTTGATTTTTGTTTCGTTCATGACAATAGCTCAGAAGCACAGCATGATAAAGGATGGAATTATTTTAATATTAGTAATCAACATACTCATTTAGGAAACCCAAAAAGACAAAGGCTTTATAGATTTTTACCTAGATTATTATTTAAAGATTTTGATTATACCGTATATGTGGACAGTAAATTCTATCAAAGTAAAAAGTTTTATAGTTTGTGTTTACAAATTATAAATGAAGAAAAACCAAATTGGATGACTTGTTATCATAAAGAAAAGAGAACATTTGAACAAGAGATAGAGTATGCAATTGAGCACAAAAACATTCCAGAGAAAGATATAAAAAGGGTGATTTCAAATGTTAGTTCTAATAAATGGGTGTCTTATGACACATGTTGGATCATAAGAAAAAACACAGATAAAAATCATGACATAGGTCATAAATGGTTTGAATTGACTAACAAATGTTTTAGCTTAGATTGTAGAGATCAATTGACTTTATCAAATTGTATTGACAGAGACTATGTTAATACTAATCATTCTATAGAAGAATTAGAAAATCATTCAATTATAAGACATGTATAAAATATTTGAACAACCCTTTGATTATAACACATTGGATCATAATGTTGTGCTTATTGATGTTTTAAGAGCAGCGACAGTAGCTAATGTAGTTATTTCAAAAAAGCCTGTTGTTTATTATATGTCTTCTAATGATGATGAGATTGATATAATAAAACAAAAAAATAAAAACGCTATAACAATAGGTAGGAGACAAAAACATAGTTATACTTATCCTAATTCACCAAGTGTGATTTGGGATGCAGATTTAAATAAAAGGTGTGTTTTACATAGTTCAGCAGCTTGTGGTGGGATGTTAGATAAGTTAAAAAATTATAACGTGTTATTGTGCGGGTTTTGTAATATTTCTGCAACTGCCGATTATATACAAAACAGTAATTTGGATTGGAGTATTGTTTGTTGTGGATTTAGAGGAGAGGAACGTAATGATGAGGACAAACTATGTGCTAATATGATTACTAAAAATATAAATAGTAATCAAAATGATATTTTTTTGAATTTAAAAGATTCAGAGTCCTTGTCTATATTTGAAAAAAATCAACAAGATTATCCAAAAAAAGATATTGAAATATGTTTAACATTAGACATGTTTTCATTCCCAATAAAAGCAAAGGAAAATATTATTACAAAAGCATAATAAATATGTTGGAGATATTTGATAATAAAATTAAAGATATTGATAAAATTTATAAAGAATTAAAAAAACTACCTTATTACTATGGCGAGGTTGATGATGTAAATTATGAACCCACAGGTTTGACATCGGAGTTATCCGAGGATAGTTTCACTTATAAATCAATAAAATCTTTTATTTTTGAAAATGAAGTGCTTAGAAATAAAACAATACTTAGATCCTATGTAAATTTATTTTTACCTAGAGAACAACCTAATTACCATACAGATGGAGACGTAGGCACAACATTATTGTATTATGCTAATTTATATTATGATATAAATGAAGGAGGAGAAACAAAGTTTTTATCTGAAAATAATACATTGATTTCTGTTTTACCAATACCTGGAAGAGTAGTTTTTTTCCCTGCTAATTATAAACACACTGCCTCTTCTTTTAAAAATAAACATAGATTCACAGTAGCGTTTAAATTTAAGGAGAATATATAATGCTTACCCAAGAAGAATTAAAGAAAAAAGATTTTAAAATATTTTTAGGCATGCCCATGTATGGTGGCATGTTATCAGAGGCAACTTTACATGGTTTATTAGAACTACAACAATGGTCTATGGCTCATAATGTGGGTATGAGAATACAAACAATGGGCAATGAGAGTTTAATCACAAGAGCTAGGAACACTATAGTTTCTATGATGATGGATCAAACTGATTTTGTAGCCACACATCTTTTATTTATAGATGCTGACATAGGTTTTACTTGGAAAAACATAGAAAGATTAATTTGTGCAGAAAAAGATATAGCTTGTGGTATTTATCCTAGAAAACATTTACACTTCGAAAAAGTTGCTAATGTCCTTGCAAACTTTCCAAATGCTACACCTGAAGAGATAGAGGCTAAGATACTTGGTTACAATGTTAATTTTGATGACCCAACGCATTTAATGGGAGAGAATGGTTTTTTCAAAGTTAATGAAGCTGCTACAGGTATGATGTTAGTAAAAAGAAATGTATTTAGAAAAATGTTTAAAAAATTTCCTGAGAGAAAATATGATTCTGATCAAATTGTAAATGGAGGATCATATAAGTCAGACAACTGTTATGATTTATTTGCTGTTGGTCCTTATGAGACTGTTGGACAAAAAAGATACTTATCAGAGGATTATTATTTTTCTAGATTGTGGCAAGAGTGTGGAGGAGAGATATGGGCAGACTTAGCCATGCCATTAACACATTTTGGAAACAGAGGATATAAAGGTCATGTTGGTGCTTTGGTTGCAAAGGTGGAGAATGAGAAAACTTAGATTAATACAATATAATAGCACATCACATTACGCTGTTTACATAGTTGATAATTTTTTAAAAGAGGATTATAGAAAAAAAGTATTGGAAAAACTTAAAGAACTAACGAAAGTGGATGTTATGAAAAAATCTACTAATGTTCATGCAACAATGACGCATTATACAGAATTATTAAAACATGATGTTTTTAAAGACATGTTTTTACAAACCATAGAGTTGCTACAAATGTTTTTTACACTTAGAGCTTCAGCTCCAAACGCGCCTTATGAGTATGTTATTGATGAAGCATGGGGCATGAAACACGAAAAAGGCGATAAGACCATTACACATATACACGGAGATTTTTTTTCATGTGCTTATTATCCTAAAGTTCCCGGAGAAACTATAATTGGTTTTCCAGATTTTGATCGTAATGAAAAAATATTACAAAATTCATTATATATATTTCATGGTTTAACTAAACATGGTGTTGCAAAGCAACTATATGACGAGCCTCGATATTCCATAGCGTTTAACATCGCACAAAAGAACTTGCAAATTGCAAACGATAACAATAAATAAAAATACAATATATAGAGATTTCAATGTTTTGTCTGAGGAGGATAGACAGTCAACTCTGAGGGATGTCAAATATCAAATAAAACATCATCTTTGTGAAGACGCAGCCCCTTATCAAACACATGCCAACCTTTTTCAAAGATATAAAGATAAGACTTATTGGAATAAATTATACTTAACTGCTAGAGCTATGGTTGACGACAATTTCGATTATTATAAATCATGGGCTAATTTATCAAACGAAGATAACAATTATCAGTTTCATCAACATAAAAATAAAATAACTTGTGTATATTATCTTAAAAGTAATCTACCAGAGTATGGCACTAAATTAGAGGGTAATGTAATATTAGAGTCAACAGAAAATTCAATGATAGCTTTCGATGGAATGATACCTCATTCTGTAGCAAATATGCCTAAAAATATAGCTAAATTAAATCCTAGATATTCTGTTGTTTTTGACTTTAAACGGGCTTTCTAGTATATTATCGCAATGCCCCTAGTAAATTTTAGACCAGCACCAGGTATTAACAAAGAAGTAACAGATTACACAGGTCAAGGTAAGTGGACTGATGGTGATATGGTACGTTTTTTTCAGGGTTCAGCACAAAAAATTAAAGGTTGGGAAAAGTTTATAAGCACTTCTTTAGTTGGTGTAGCTAGAGACATGCATGCATTCGTAGGCTTAGATGGCACAAGGTATCTTGCGGTTGGCACAGATAGAAAACTATACATAGTTGTGGAGGGCCTTGCTTATGACATTACTCCCATAAGAGAAACACAAGCCTTAACCAACCCTTTTACAACAAATGGCACAACCTCTGTCACAGTAACTGATACATCTCATGGAGCAGCTGAGGGTGACTTTGTAACATTTGACTCTTTTTCAGCGATAGACGGATTAGACATGAACAAAGAGTTTGAAATCACATCTATCACAGATAATAATAATTATGTTGTAACTGCCACATCTGCAGCATCTGGTTCAACATCAGGCGGCGGTGGTTCAGGTAACGCAAAATATCAAATACAGATTGGACCAGAAGTATCTACAACAGCATTTGGATGGGGTACTGATACATGGGGCAGTTCAACTTGGGGCACACCTTCAACTTCCACAACAGTTACATTAGAGGCTAGACAGTGGTCCTTAGATAATTTTGGAGAAGATTTAATAGCTACTGTTTTAAATGGTGGTGCTTTTAGATGGGATACATCTAGTGGTGTTTCAACTAGAGCTGCGGCTATAACAAATGCACCAACAGCTTCTAGATTAAGCTTAGTGTCTACTCCAGATAGACACTTGTTATTTTTTGGTACAGAAAAAACTATTGG